GATGTCATTAATATAGATGGCACAGGTGGATACGGAGGAGGTCTATCGGATATGCTTAAGCATCATGGCTATAATGTTAATGAGTGCGTGTATAGTAGTAAGGCTCCTGATCCAAAGTACTTTAATCTCAGAGCTCATATGTATAAGGCTTGTAGTATAGCTGTATCTGCAAATCTCTATCTTCCGGCTTATGACGATGTCGATAGGATTGAAGAGGAATTGGCTGCACAGAAGATTATCCTTAGAGAGACAGATGATAAATTTCAGCTGCTATCCAAGGATAAGATTAAACAAGCCATTGGAAGATCACCTGACGACTCTGACGGGATTGCGTTAACTTTCGCTCATGTTAGAGACTTGAAGGGAGATATCTATAGGACTCATATCTTTAATGCCGTAGAAACAAGTCAGAGGCTAGAGAGCGAGATTAATGCTCTTATGACAGCTTCTAACTGGTAGATTTATCCTTATACTCTCTATGGGTATAAGGATATCTATTGTAAAACTTCCCATTGTACAATATATAGGAGAATCCTGTTATGGCTTTTATAGACGAAGACAAAACAGTAATTGACCGCTTCAAAAAATTCGGTAAGACCGCTTCGGATAAATTTGATAAGGTTATAACTAGACTTAAGATTGAACGTGCGTTTGCATCCGGCTATCAGTGGGACGATGATGACAGATCCCATAGAGGTGATAATCGTGCCGAGCTTACATTTAATGTATCTGGCAATCAGGTCAATGCCGTTGTTAATCCGTTTCTTCAGAAGCCTTACAAGGTTTGTTATACGTCTTTAGTGCAGACTCCTACTGATTTGGTTGATAAACTCAATCTCTCCTATCAGAAGCTCGATGCCCAGGATGATACTAAAACCGCTAAGGAACTTGGAATCCGCTCTATGGCTACTGCGGGTTATGGATATCTGTATGTGACGACTGATCTAGATGAGAATAAAAAGCCTGTTATAAAGATTTATCCTATTGAAGATGCTGCTCTAGTAATCCCAGACCCTGACTCAGTTCAGGTAGATGGCTCTGATTCCTCTAGGATGGCTATTGTCGAGTACATGTCTAAATCAAAGGCTAAATCACTATATGGCGAAGATGTAGTAGAAACATCTTATACTGGCTTACAGTGTCTTGTATCTGATTTCGGTAAGACATGGAAGTCTCCAGAAGATTATCTTACTCTCGTTACATTCTACGAGATGACTGAATCTAGAAACGCATGTATCATTTCTAAGATGATTGGTAATAAGGTTATCTCTTCTGTCACTCTTCAGATTTCTCATATTCCTATCGTTACCTTTAAGGGAGAAATCTCTTATGACAAAGATGGCAAGACTGAATATGTAGGGTTGATTCATAAGATTGTAGATGGGCAAAAGGTTCTTAACTATGCCGAATCGCAGCTCGTAGAACGCCTTGCAAATGCTCCTGTCCCTGTCATGTCCGTTCCAAAGGAAGGTCTTGAAGGTAACATTGACTATTACAAGAACATTAATAGACGTCTTAATCCGGTTGTTCCCTACAAGGAATATAGTGCTGATGGAAAGAAGTTGTCTCCGCCTTCTAGAGTCGATAATAGCTTCCCTACTTCTGATATTACAGAAGTCATTGGAAATCAGAAGTCTGTGCTTACTGAAGTATCGGGTCTTCCGTTATCTGGGCTTGTGGAATCGGCAGATAAAGAAACTGCAACTTCGGTATTGCTGAGATCTAAGTCTACTGTTAATAATATCAGTCATTACTTATCTCATGCAAAACAGTCTATGAAGTTCCTTGGGACTCTTCTCATGGAGTTCTATAAGGTTCTTCTGCCGGATACTGTCATAGACACATCTCTGATTGCAGTAACAGTCAATGAAGGTCCTGAAGCTCTCTTTAACTCTGAAGAAGCAAAGACTAAGCTTATTGCTATTGCCGGATTCCTTCCGGAGAATATGAAGTCTATTATTGCCTATCAGCTCTGTAAGTTGGATGTAAATCCAGATGTACAGAAAGCTGGGGAAATGCTTAAGCAACTTCTGCCTCCTCAGGTGTTCTCTGACAATGGTCAGCTTATGGCTATGCAGCAACAGATGGCTGATATGCAGGCCAAGATGACAGAAGTCCTTCAGGCTAAGGACAAGCAGATCAATGATCTTAACATGCAGGTAATGAACCTTCAGCTTAGATCTAATACTGATATGCGTATTGCTGAATTGAGGGCTAATACTGACTTATCTAAGGAAGCTATGAGACTTCAGAATGATAATCAGAAACAGCAGCTTGAGATTGCGTCTAAGGCAAATATCGAGAATGAAAAGATCGCCAACGAAAATCTCCGTGAGAGAGAAAGATTAGCAACCGAAGCATTTAAGACCCAATCTAAATCAGAGATTGAAGAGTCTAAACTTGCTGCTAAGACTACTACGGATATGATTGATCGTGGATTGTTCTAGTTCAGTATAATCCTATAGGTGTAAAAGCCTATAGGATTTTTAAACTAATTCATTGATTATGCATTTAATTATGCCCGAACCACCGGCAGTGGATATACAGAGGAATATCATGGCTAATCGCTATGAAGAACTTATTGACTCGTTTGGTAGTGACGAGAATGATTCTACACAAACTACCCAGACACCTGACGTTAATGCGAATACAGGAGACTCCAATCCAGATGAGTCTAGACCATCTGAGACCCAGAGTACGGACACGCAGCCTAACGTAAATCCTGAAGATTCTAATCCTGCTTCTGAAAGTCCTGATCAGACTTCGGAACAGAATTCTAGTGATCATCAGGAACCTTCTAATCAGGGAGAAGGGAACAGACCTAAGGGTAAGCGTCAGTACACCCATGAAGAACAGGTGCAATATAGCTTTGCAAAACTTAACTCTAAGCTCTCTAGTACTAAGAGAGAATTGGCTAATGCACTGAAGCAGATTGAAGAACTGAAGAAAGCTAATGCCCCTAAGCCGCAGAAACTTGGACCGGACGATTTCGGTTCCAACGAAGATTACCTTAAGTATATTGCAAATCAATCTCTGATTGAACAACTTCAGAAAGCCGCCGAAGCGAAGAAGGCCTCGGAGACAGAAGCTAAAGCTAGTCAGGAATTCACTAATCGCTATAATCAACGAGCTTCTGAGTTGTTCTCAAAGCCGGAAGATATCGAAGCCTATAATAATATTGTAGGCGAAGCGATGAATAACGGTCTTAATGACACACTGAACTCTGATAGTGTCATCGTTGACTTTATTAGATCTAGCGATTGGGCTCCGAGATTGGTATTCCACTTTGCAGCTATTCCGGAAGACCTTGAAAGAATTGCTGCCATCAAGGATCCTACTGATAAGAGATTTGCTTTGAATATGCTTCAGCAACGTATTGCAACTGTCTTTGGACAGCAGCGTAATACTCCTGCGGTTGAAACTCCTAAGAATCAAACTCAAACTCATACCGAACCTTCGCAGTCCTCTCCTGCTGTTCCAATTGTAGGTAAAGCAGGCACAGGTTCCTCTAGCGGTGGTTCCAATCCAGAAGTGACGGTGGATGAAGCTTTGACTCGTATCCGCCGTGGCTACTAAAGGACTATTATTATGCCTCAGGCTAATGCTTCCAATCTTGGTGGTCTTGTTAATAGCAAGCTCAAGTACTTTGCTGCTGCTATCCTTGACTCTCTTCCGTATATCCGTATGGCTAAGTCTTACTTCAAGGACGATGTCAAGGGTAAGAAAGCCGGTATGACCTATCGCTTCTATGTCCCGGATCCGGGTCTGGCAGAAGCTGGTACGACTAACCTCGACATTACGAACGATCCGAAGGACGTTTGGGAATTGCCGGTGGATGTCACTCTTGTTGATGGCAAGACTTCTGTGTCCCTCTCTGCATGGAATAAGCTCACGGCTGTCGAAGACTTCATTCGTGATATCTGCAACCCGCACGCTCGTACTCTTGGTGCAGAAATTGAAGCTGATGTCATTAAGAAGAACTGGTTCTTTGCAGACTCTGCAATTGTAACTGATGGTTCCTCTACGCTCACCTCTAAGCCGTTCTCTATCCTTGCTGCAAAGCTTCGTGCTATCCGTTCGGCAGGTAAGAAAGTTGGCTTTGCTCATCCGGACGTGTTTGCATCTCTCTCAGATAATCTTCTTGGTAAGTTTCTTCCGTCCGAAGAAATGAAGAAGATCTACGGTGACGCAGTCTTTGCTCATGCTTTCGGCTCTGAATGGGTTGAAGAAAACTACATGCCGTTCGTTACGGCTCCGGCTACTCTTCCGACTGTTGGCAATATCTCCATTAACTGGAAGACTGGCGAAGTTACTGAATCCGGTACTTCTCACCTCTTTGAAGGCTATGCATTCACTTGCTCTGCTACTGCAAATGGTGGTAAGAAGTTCAAAACTGTTGACCTTAACGGTAAGATCACTAATGAAGACTATGTCTTTATTCTCCGTAAGACCGTTGACGCTTCTAACAACACGCACTTCTGGATTCAGCTTGACGAAGATCAGATTCGCTTTGCAGAAGATGGTTCTGGTCATAAGCTCTCTAATCCGACTATTGGTGCAGTGCCGGGTGCAATTGACGCCACTACTGGTGTCATGACTGGTATTACTGTTGCAGCTCTCTCCGGCTTGACCGCTGGCAAGACTTATGCAATCGTTCAGGTCCGTGATGCAGACGCTCTCGAATTTGATACTTATGAATTCGATGAAGTCGCTGGTGCTAAGAACGATAAGCTTAAGGCTGCAGAACTCACTGTTCAGTCCGTTGAACAGGGTAATGTCAATACACGTAACAGCATCATGCGTATCGATGTTCCATACATGACTCGTCTCGTTCTCACGAAGCTTGCTCGTGTGCTCTACATTCAGTTAGACTAATCTATTCCAAACCTCTGTGGAATGTTATCCTTATACTCTATATGGGTATAAGGATATCTTTTCTAAAACTTCCCATTGTACAAGATAGATATAGGAGTCAGTATGGTTTCCAATCTTACTACTGTTAAAGATTTAATTAACGCCGCATTTACATACAGCGGAACGCTAGGCGAAAGCGAAGAGCTGTCTGGTGATAGATTCCAGTTCGGACTCTGTCTATTGAATCAGCTTATTACAAATGCTAACATGCAAGTCTTTCTTCCGTTTGCACAAGCAATGAAAGACCTTCCTAAGGGTTATCAAGTATATGTCCTTAGTGATTCTCCAGATATTGTAAGCAATCAAGAAGCTATTCCGGAAACAGTATCCGGATGGGGTCCTACGACTATAGTCCAAGCTCCTCAGCCTAAGATTATCAACTCTATGGGCTATAAGGTTGGCTTGCGTTTTACTACGCTTACTAGAACTGGAACTCCTGACATGCTTAAATTCGTCATGCCAGTCTCAAGTACTCCGGCATATTATAGCTATGAAGAGTATCCGTCTTATACAGCTATCATCTTGGATAGACCTTCAATGTTTCCGCTTAGAGTAGTCTATAGCAAGAATATTGAAATGGCTAACATGAATGAAAAACTTGCAGTTCCGCTTCAGTACACCGAGTACTTGATGTACGGGATTGCATATAGACTGGCTGTAAAGTACCAGCAGCCTACTGAGTCTATCGCAGGTTTAAAGATGCTTGCAGACGAAGCCAAGGCTCATATTAAAGATCTTGTAAAGAATGATCATATGATTACTTGGAACGACATTGAAACCAATGATGGCTTTGGTAACTTCGGTGCAGTTCTGTGCCCACCTAACTGGTGACCTAATTGGTAAGGAGAATATATGGCTAACGGAGTTTTAAATCCTTCTATCGTGGGCTCTTCATACGAGCTTGATGTTCGTATGGCTAGTCCCGAAGTCTCCGAGAATATGTTTATTGAACATATGGGAGAACCTGACTCTCAAGGTTATACGAATAAGATTCTTAGAAGCATTGACGGTAATAAGGCTGTCCTTACTTTTCCAGAAGCTCCGATTGGCTGTA